TACTCCATCCTTTGCAGGTCCTCATTCCATCTGGATTTCTCCGGACGGGGAGGAGGTACAAAAGACTTGAGACCAAAGGCGCCTGAAGAAATCGGCACAAGAGACACTCGGTGTCTCTTCACTGTCGAGTCCAAGTAACTTGCCGTAGATAGCATAAACTTCTTGTAGAAGTTGTTTGCTACCTCGACTGTACTTGCGATCTCTTCGGGTTTGCCTGTGTTCGGCTTCGACCAGTAAGATGAGGTAATTTCTACCCCACCGAAGGCGTCACAACCGCAGGACTCTCTGAAGTTTCCACTCCAGAAAGACTTTTGGTCATTGACCTTGAAGTCAAGGACTTCAAGCAAGTCGAACATGTGCTCCCTGCAATCAGTGGGGACGATGATATCGTCTCCAAAGACGGCCACACTTCCTACTAGAGCCTCGATATTTTCCAAGGTTACCTTTTGCTTGCGCGCCGTGAGGCACGCCGCGAGGGCGACCGATAGGAAAAGTAGAGACTCGACCGGAAATGTCGTTGCGTTACCCATTGTTGAGTACTTTCTCAACTCGATAAGGTCCGGACTCTCAGAGTCAAGATCTTGTCGAAGGAAACGGGTTCTGGTTGCCTTTAAGGCGAGTAGTAACGGTTGATTAGACCGAAACAAATTGCCAACGGCCACGCAGGACACTCTGTCAGATGCGGACGACAAGTCCACGGTACAGAGAGACCCATCAGAGGACCCACGTTTACATAATTCCCGGTTCAGATTCTGATCGCTAAAGCGAACGAAACCTGCAATCCAGGACTTCTGACTACGTGTTTTAAAGTAATGCCAGATACTCTGCTGGCACCACTGATTTGCACACGGCTCCGAGGCAATAAGCCTCGGCTTCGTGTAGGTCTTCCGAACACTGACTAACTTCGAGACTCCTTCAGCAGATCCTATCGGGTCTTCCGACCCTGGATCAACGTTAGAAGCAGAAGTAGCACAGTGCCGAGCCCAAGAGTGATGATTATGAAATCCATAATCAGCAATTGGGAAGACAGATTCGAGACGTTCAGACCAATTTCGCCAACTAAATTTGTTAGCTTTTGAACTGACGTCTGAAACCGCACCTGGGCCATGCTTGAACTCGAGACCACGGGGATCGAAATCTCCGAGGGCCCGAACAAGTAATCTCGAAACGGAGTCGAGGTTACCCAAGAGGGTGGAACAAACGGGAGTATGGCGAACATTTAAGTTGCCTCCTTCCATTTCTGCGCCTGAATTTCCTTCAACGCCAAGTTGACGTCGTTCGTCAATTCTGCGCCCTGCTCGTCGGTACCGACCATCACGGAGGAAACCTCCAAATGATCGATTAACTTCTCGAGCCGAAGCGTTAACCTGCGACCAGAATGATTCTGGTTCAGGTAGGCTGTTGTCCACGCTGACCATGTCGCGAACTTCTGTTCGCACATACTCAGCGCTACAATCAAGAGCGGCTTTGCTGCCGGCAGAAAGAATCTGCCTAAGAAAGCATATAGCTTCAACATTGTAGTCCTCCTTCAAGACTGCGTTCTCATCAAAGACAAGCAAGTAGAGCCCCCTGAGAAATTTAGGGACCTTTACTCTGCGAGAGACTAAACCACTTACGTGGCAATTCTCAAGCAGCGTGTACCGTCTACGAGCTAGGCACCTATCAAGGTGCTTCGCTAGTGCCGGAAGGGCTACCACCAAAAGGTGGATCCCTCTCGACTCAATGAGAACACTGAGGCGGGCTTGATCTCGATCAAACTCACTACTCAGCTTAGGGAATGTGTAAGCTGCATCTCGGAAGAGATGAGCATACAACGCGCTCAGCTCTGTCACATAGCTTTTCACCATAAGGGGTTAAGACCTCTTTGTGGATCTATGCCATGCTACCCGAAACCACTGATGACTGACCAATATAGTTGGGAATTCTCAAGTAGACTACGAGTCTACGATTCCCAGCCAGTCAAATCAGCGTAATTCGTCCCCGTCTTGAACCATTCGGCAATGCCGAACACGTTCAAGTCGGTGTTAGCAGCGTCTGCCGAGACATTCTCGGTGACCATGTAACACAAACGACGAATCTCTACCTCAGTTGCCGTTGCAAAAACGGTCTCCACAACTTCAACGTTGTGGCGATCGCGTGCAGGTAAGGTCGCTGTTGCTTTTGCAACAGAGTGCCGAACCTTAATGCGGTGGCTAGCAAGGGCGCCTATCAGGAGATACTCAGAAGAGTACTGATCCTGATTGATACGGATTGGCTCAACTTTGAGCGTAGTCCCATCACCCAGGTCCTGTGGCAAAAGAAAGATTTCGTTTAGCATAGAAGAGCTCCTCGGGTTCTAGTAACGACCCTTTTTCAGGATCACCAAAGACCCAAGGATCGACAGTTGTCCTCTATTCAAAAAGGACAGGTTCGCGAGCGGAGGATGCAATAGGATCAAAGGGGAGACGATCTGTCTCCACTTCCTATCCTCTCTCTGGAAATGTTGTCCTTCGACAACCAACCAGATGAATGTCCGATTGCTGTACCAAGCGTAAGAGCTTGTATTTCGCATCAGACAAATGCTCGTGCATCGCACTGGAACGGAATTGTTATTGGCGGCAAGATAGTCGCCAATTGGCAAAAACCAATCCACTAGCCAACTCCATGGGATTAAATCCCACGCCGCAAAAGCGGCCGATTTACTCGTCATTCCGGAAGCGAGGTTCTTCGCCCACAAGGCGATTTCCTTGTCCCCGGTTGGGAGTTCCACATTCGACTCTAGCTGCCACCTCGTGGTAGCCCAGACGTCTTGTGTGTAGAAGATGGCTTTTTGGACTTCGAAAGTAAACCCAGCGGTCTGAAGGTACACAGTACCTATGACATCGGTATGCTTATCGGAGCCGAGTGACGCGCGTCTCCTGAGTGACTTTTCCTCGCGTAATTTCTCCAACATCCGTACTCGCTGGTTTACAGCATTCTGGAAGTTGGCGATCTTGGCGAGGTCGTTAAAGAGGGGCTTCAAGGCAAATCGCCAATTGATGTGGCCCTTTGCGACTTTCTCGATGAGATTGTCGCCATTCCTCTTAATGAGGCCTGGGAGATCCCGAAGCATTTTCGGAAAATCTCTGAATTCCCCTATGAATTGGGGAACGCTAACGTACGGTCGGCTAGGATTACTCAAGGCAGCTGCTCGCTGAGCCAAGTTAAAGGCGTCAAACGAGAAAGGTGTCCTAGAGTCAACTGGATCCACTTGGTTTTCCACCGGGTAATGTTGAAACTCAACATCCCACGGCGGATCGCCCATAGGCCAGTGTCCATCTACCCGATACGCAAAGGTGGTCCAACGTTTAAGATCGAGAGGATTGTCCTCGTGACGATCTCCAACGTCATCGTTGCACCATTCGCGAATGCCATCGTCTGAGTAATTGTCACCTTCAAATTGGCCCTCGATACGAGTGCCAACATAGTGGACACGGATGTCCCGGTAACGCTCTCGCGATGTCACAGTACATAGTCCTCATAAAAGTCACGCACGCTGAGGTCGCAGAAATGCGATTCCTGATCGAGCCTCTGCAAATAGCAGAGGGCAATCAAGTTAGGGCTCCCGACAAGGGAGC